TTATGGAAACACAACAAGTGCTATAGACGCAATACAATTTAAGATGTCTTCAGGAAATATAGATTCAGGTACAATAGATATGTATGGAGTTAAATAAAAAATTATGATAATAACACAAACACAAGGAGAAAAATATGCCAAGATATAAAATGGTCAACGGTGAAAGAATCCAATTCACGGCAGCTGAAGAAACAGCTAGAGATGCTGAAGAAGCAGCTTGGGCTGATGGTGCTGTAGCAAGAGCACAAGCTAGCCTAAGAGCTAAAAGAAATCAGCTTCTAGCAGAGACAGACTTTTATGCTTTATCTGATGTTACTATGTCATCTGACATGACAACATACAGACAAAATTTAAGAGATCTGCCTGATGGAAAAGACACTGTTGAAAAATGTGAAAATGCTACATGGCCAACTAAACCATAGTTAAATGGCTAAACGCAAGTCCCTCATAGGCGTTAACAATTTTGTAAAAGAAACTAAAAAGAAACGACCTGGGAAACACAGTAAAAAATATAATAAACGAGTGCCCAAGAGATCTAAAAATAGAGGACAAGGAAAATAATCAATGGCTACACCAGACGAAACACAACTACAAAAGGGTGCAATAGCACCTTCGCAGACAGAACAAACTGGTTCGCAAAAGGCAGTTGCATTAATTGATAATTTAATTAGTTCACCTAGTTTACCTACAGGTACAACTATAAATCCACAACTACAGAATGTGGCAACTAATGAATTAATGGCAACAAGTGGGCTTACAGGAACTACTGCGGCTGCAGTGCCAACTGCTCCAACAGCCCCAACTATAGCTGCCCCAAGCACTATAACAGGAACTAGTATAACAGCCCCTACAGCACAAACTGCTGCAACTATTACACCTTCTACAGTTACATCATTAACACCTACAATGACAGCTGCAACAGGTACGGTTACTCAACCAATGACTGCAGCAACAGGTACAATTACATCTGACGCAACAGTTAAAGGTCAATTATCAAGTTTACAAACTGAAGTTGAAACTGCATTAGCTTCTGGTAATCCATTACCAGTATGGGCAAGAGGTGCTGCAAAAGCAACTAATGCTGCAATGGCTAATAGAGGTTTAAGTGCAAGTTCAATGGCTGCTGAAGCATTGGCTGAAGGTATTATGAATTCTGCTATACCAATAGCAAAAGCAGATGCTGATACTTATAAGCAAATGATATTTCAAAACTTGTCTAATAATCAGCAAGCAGCAATTACAAACGCACAAGCATATCTACAAATGGATATGGCTAATCTTTCTAATCAACAGCAAGCTAATTTACAAAATTTAAATACAAGACAAAACTTTATTTTATCAGATCAAGCTGCAGCTAATGCAGCATTTCAATTTAATGCAACTAGCCAAAATCAAGTTAATCAATTTTATGATAAACTAAGTGCAACTATATCTGATCAAAATGCTGTTAGAATAGATGCAATGAAAAAATTTGCAGAAGCAGAAAGAGCAAAAGTAAATGCATTAAATGCTCAAAATACAATTGCAGTTAATGAAGCAAATGCAAAAAGAGAAGATACCATAAATAGATTTAATGCACAATTAGAAAATCAAAGACAACAATTTAATATTCAAAATCAAAGAGAGATAGATCAATCAAATGTTGTTTGGAGAAGAAGTATTAACACAGCTAACACAGCAGCAGTAAATGCAGCTAACCAAGTTAATGCACAAAACCTATTAAACTTATCTAACTTTGGATTGTCAGCACTATGGCAACAATGGAGAGATGAAGCATCATGGGTAAACACTTCTTCAGAAAATAGCGAAAATAGAAATCATAACTTAGCAATGGCAGCACTAGAAAGATCTACTGCTGTTGATCTACAAAACAAAGCATCTAAAGATGCAATGTATCAGATGATTGGTAAGTTTGGTTTTGATCTATTATTAGGATAAGGAGAATAAATGAGTATAAGTAAAATGTTTAAAGGTGCAGTTTCATCAGCAGCAACATGGGTTGGTGGTGCAATTGGTGGAGCTGTAGGCGGACCGACTGGAGCTAAAATAGGTGCTGGTATTGGTACAGCATTAGGAAGTAAAATATCAAGCTATGGGGGTGGAGGTGGAGAGTTTCAACCTATGAGCACACAAGTACAAGTACCAAGTTTTGGAAGAGGTTTACCAACAATGAGACCAGGAATGGGTAAGTATGTACCTGGCCCTAAAGTTGTAGATGCTGAAACATTAAATAAAATGTGGGAAGCTAGATTAAGTAGTTATATGGCAACTGCTGCTAAATTTGATAGAACTACAGAAGTATCAAGACTAATTAGGAGTTTAAAAGCATAATGAGAGAATTTGAAGAAGGCATAGGTAATCCATTTGATACACCAGTACCTGGTCAAAGTTTAACAGATACTCCAGGTAATTATCCTTGGGAACATTCACCACTTATAACTGATCCTGAACAAGCTACAGAATTTATTTGGGATAGATTACATAAACCAGAATTTGCAGAACAAGTTATTGCTATGCTAGATGCAGGTATACCCGTAGAAGCTCTAGGTAGAGTTATACTATTTGGTGGATTTGTAGAAGGTAAGTTTAGTCCTGATGTAGCATTTTTAATTGCACAACCAGTTATGGAAATGATTGCATCAATGGGTGTAGCAGCTGGTGTTGAAAAGTTTAGAATGTCAATAAGTGACTTAACTAATAATAAACAAATGACAGAGATTATAAAAATTAAACAAGAGAAAGAAGAGTTTGAAAAAATAGCTAAAGGTGTAAAACAAGATATTAAAAAAGTAAAAACAGAAGACAAAGGTCTAATGACTAAACCTGAGGAGGCAGAATAATGAGTGCATTTAGAGGAATAGCTACAGGTTTTTTAGGTGGTGCAATAGCTGATAAAGAAGCTAAAGATAAAAATAAAGCAGAAGTATTAAAAGGTGCTGCAAAAAATTATTTTAATAATACATTACCAGAAACTATTGAAATGGAAAATAACATAAAAAGTAGTTATGATAGAATTGCTACTGAATTTGGTACTCCTGCCGCAGAATTAGCAGATATAAATAAAATTATAACTGGTGATGGTAAAGGCTATGATAACTTTAAAGAAATATTAAAAAGTAATAATATTAAAAAAGAAGATTTAGATAAAGCAACCTTTGATACAGACTTTAATAAAAGATACAAAACAAGAAGTAAAACTTTTCAAGAAAAATATAAACCTATCTTTGATCAAATTGGTATAAAAGAAATTGGTGGTATGGGACCTTACACAGTTAAGAGTCAACTAGAAGGTGATGCTACTACTGATACCATGGTAGATGCACCTCCAGCTACTGGAGAAATGCAGCAGTTTTCTAGTACAAAATTATCAGATTATTTAATTCCAAAACCTGGAGTATTACAAATACCTGAAAATGAATTTGGCAGAGTTGCTACAAGCTATAGAAATTTTAATAATGTAATATCGTTTGACCCACAAGGTAATGTTAAATTTGCATTTAAAGGTACAAAAGATGTTGAGTATAACGCATTAAGAGCAATAACAAATCAAGTATCAAGTGGTTTCTATAATGCAGAACAAAAGAAAGTAAATGTTGGTGCTGCAATAGAAGAAGCAAATAAAATATTAACAGCACAAACTGAAAGTTATATTAGAGATATTGTAAATGATTATCAAGTTGTTAAAACTCCGCAGCCAGGAAAAGCTAGTGCAACTGCAACTGGACAATTAAAAATAAATAAAATGGATTTAATAAAGCACCTAGATAGTCTAGGTACTAAATCAGAACAAAGATATTTTGCAGTAAGTTTTCCAGAAGGTGTAACTGCACCAGGAATTAAAGGTGATGTTAGACAATATTTATTAACTGTAACTAGATAATATGACAAAACTATCTTTAGGAGATTATGTAGTTAATGACCAAACTGCAAACAAAAAAGTTGCAGGGGGTATTAGTCTTGAAGAATTATTAGAAAGAGATAAGAAATATAATGTTACTAAGGAATCTATTCAAAATGATCCCAGTATTAATAACGCAATTCCCGTACAATTTAATTCAGATGGATCTTTAAAATATACCTTTGATAATATTTATGAAAATAAACAGCTATCTGCTGTAGCAAAAGATTATTACAGAAATAGGGATGATGTTAATCTTACCGATAAAGAAGCTGTAAATAAATTTATAAGTGATAGAACTTGGAAACAATCTAATACGTTTGCAATGGGTAAAGAGTTTACATATATTACTGGAAATAATGTAGGTGAAGATCAAAAAGCTAGACTATCTTACTTAACTAGATATTGGGATGAGCTACCTAATTTTTATGAAGAAGGTGGTAGAGGAGCATCAGGATTTTTTGCTAACTTAGGTGTTGCAGTATTAGATCCATTAAATATAATTGGTGCAGGTGTTGGTGGTCAAGTTGCAAAAGGTGTTCTTAAAAAAGCTGGGCAAGAGGTTATTAAAGCACAGACTAAAAAAGGTGTTACTAAAAAGGCAATAAAGAAAGAGTTATTAAATAGTCCAGAAGATTTAGCTAATTTATCTGCTAAAGCAAGAAACAATGCTATTATAAAAGGTTCAGCATCAGTATCTGCAGTTGAAGGTGCTGGGTTTGGAACTATAGATATAGCTAATCAAGTAGTTGAAAGAGAAATTGGATTAAGAGAAACACTAGATCCTATTAGAACAGGAACTGTTGCAATGACAGCTGCTGGTTTAGGATTTTTTGTACCATATGCAGGTGGGAAAATAACAAGTAAAATTGCTAATTTAAGACTTGCAAAAAATAATAAATTAAATAGTGAAATTTTAAAAAAACATTCTAAGAAACAGCCTGATAATACAGGTAAATCTGAGGGTGTAAACTCTCCAATAAATGGTGAACTAAGTGTTGGTAGTAAAATTAGAACTAATTTAGCTGACCAATGGGATTTTATTAAAGTATTACAAAAAGAAATTACAGGTGTTGGTGGAGATGTAACAAGTTTAAAAAATATATATACATCTAAAAAAGGTTTTATAGATCCAGTTACAAAAAAGAAAGTAGACCCAATACTACAACCATATTTTCAATTAAGACAATTAGCATCATCAGGAACTAGAGGTCATCACTTTATAATGAATGGTGTATATTTACCACCTAATCCTGCTGCTAGAAGTGCTAGTTATAAAAAAGGTAAGAGTAAAGGTTTACATCAAATATTAGAAAAGTTAGATGTGGATAATGAAGTTAATGAATTTTTAAATTATGTAGCTTCAAAAAGAATAAACTTTATATCAAAACGAAGACCTGCTTTAGAAAAAACTTTACCAATAGATAAAGCAACTAGAAAAGAATATATAGATTTTGCAGAACTTGATGCTGCAACTTATAAAAAAAAATATGGTAAAAATTTAGTAAGAAAAAATAATTTTAAAAAAGCATTAGATGAGTACAAAGTATTTACAGATGAGTTATTAGAATACCAAGTTCAATCAGGTTTAATTAATAGATTAGATGCTAGAAAAATTAAAAAAGAAAATCCTTTCTTTATACCATTAACAAGAGAGACAGAAAAGATTGGACTCATAACAGCTGCAGGTCAACAGACAAGAAAAATGCTAGGTATAGCTAGACCAGGTGCTGTTAAGTTAGCAACAAAAGCACAAGAAGGTGATATTAATCTTTACAAAAATTTATTAACTTATACTTATCAAACTGTTTTAGCAGGTGATAGAAATCGTGCTAAAATTTCTCTATATAATATGTTACAAAAGGGAGATAAGTTAGGCACAATAAATGCAGATAAAGTTGTAAGAAAAGTTACAGCTAATAGAAGAGTAAGAATAGAAAATATTGCAGTTGATAAAGTTATTAGAGCTTATGAAAAATCAGGTGCAAAATTTGATCCTGAAAAAGTTTTAGGAAAAGTTGGTAGAAAAAGAAAAAATCAATTAGATAATTTAGATAGTCTTGATGTTTTAACTTTTAGTAATACATTTAAAGCTAGTGATGATGCTGCATCTGATGTAGTTGACATTGTTTATAGAAATGGTAAAGCTGAAATATACGAAGTTATTGATCCAAATTTAGCAGATTTATTTAATGGTTTATCGGAAAAAGGTGCAAACAAAGTAATGTTTGGCTTTGGACCAAGAGGAATATTTTCTAGATATGCAAGATTTGCATCAAGAGCAATTACTTATACTCCACCTTTTGTAGCATTTAACTTAATAAGAGATACATTAGCTGGAGCTGTAAACTCTGCATTTGGAATAGGTCCTAAAAAATTTTTACCAGTTTATTCTAGTGGCAAGGGTTTTATAGATGCAGTTCAACAAACCCATAATTATAAAAAAGCATTAATAAATGGTATGGGGTATTCATCTAGATCTGAAACTGAAGCCTTTACTCCAAAAAATTTAAAAGAGTTAGTTAAGAAAGGAGTTACTACATCATCAAAAACTTTAGGTGATGCAGAAAATTATTATAGTAATGTAATAAAAAAATACGGAAAAAAAATTGGTGCTGGTGGTAGAGGATATGCTAGAATAGTGCAAGCTGCTGAATATGGAACTAGAATGGGTGAGTTTCAATTAGCAAAAGCTGCAGGTTTTAGTGATATAGGTGCATCATTTTTAGGAAGAGAAGTTGCAACTGACTTTGGTATGAGAGGATCAAGTGCACTACTAAATGGATTAAGTAGAAACACTATGTTTTTAAATGCAAGCATACAGGGTTTATATAGAACATATAGATTATTTGGAGAAAATCCTAAGAAAGCAACTGCACTAATTACTGCAACAGTAGTTGCACCAGAGATAGCATTATACTTTACTAATGCAAGATTTAAAGAATACTCACAAGTACCTGACCAAGTAAAACAATTAAATTTTTTATTACCTAATATAGATTTTGCAGCTTCTAAAGAACAGGGTAGAATAACATTAGATAAAGAAGTACCCTTTATACCTTTTCCAAAACCATATGACTTAGGTGTATTTGCAAATATTGCAGTAGGTTTAATTGATGGTATGTTAAAAAAAAGTGCTGGTGTCTCTCAAAAATATATAGCAGAATCTATTAGTCAAATAATGCCTGGCACACCAATACCAGCAGGTGTAAGACCATTTATAGAATTAATGGCAAATAAAAATTTATATTCAGGTGCTCCTGTAATTGGTAGATATGAATTACAAAGATTAGATGAACTACAGGCAAGACCATCAACAAGAGAGATAGCTAAAAAACTTTCAACATATAGTTCTAATCTAGCAGCATTTATTACTAGAACACCAGAAGGTGGAGTTAAACCTGTACCAATGACACCTATTGTAGCAGACTATTTACTTGGTGCTTATTTAACAGGAATGATGCAATACCCTATAGATATTGTAGAAAATTTTATTCCTAGAAAAGAAGAACGAGGTCCTAAGGCAGAAAAAAGAGAGGACCAGGCAGATTTATCTAGTTTCTTAACTGCACCTAGTATTGTAACAAGAAGATTTAAAGTTGCAGCACCTATTAAAAATTCAGAATATCACAAGCAATGGGCTAAACTTATATCAAGAGCTAAGAAATTAAAACAAATTGATACATCACAAATGGATTTAGAAAAACGTAATCAATCTTTTATAATAGGTTTATTTGGTAGAACTTATGAAAAAATGAAAGAAGGTTTTGAACCAGGTGTTGAACCAGAAGTTTTAAATTTTGCAGGTATATCAGATGTATTAAAACAAGGTGAGCAGTATATGCTAGAACTTAGAACACAGAGAAATGATATAGCTGAATCTAATATAGATGCTAAAACAAAAAGAGAATTAATTGATAATATTATAAGCGTTGAAAATATGTATTTAAAAGCAACAATAGATAATTTAGCTTCTATAGATGAATTAGATTTTATATTTGATCAAACTATTGGGGATAATATAAAAGACTTAGGAGTTATTCCAGGTTTATTTAGTATACTACTAGGTGGTGATGCTGAAGATGCTTTTAAACCAAACCCTTTAGAGAGAGACGAATAATGGCTAAGCAACCCAAAACAACTAGTGAGCATTTAATATCATTATATGGTTACATAACAGGGTTGCGAAGAGATATCAACACAATAAAAAATAATCACCTCAAACACTTGCACCAAGACGTAGAATCCTTACATAGTAAAATAGATAAACTATTATATATTATTGTGGGTGGTCTAGGTGCTACAATACTAACACTATTAGGATTATTTATATAATGGATAAAAGACAAATAACAGATACAATAGTAATCCATTGTACACAAACTCCTGCAGATATGGATGTTGATGTAGCTAAAGTTACAGAGTGGCATACGCAAAGAGGATTTGATACAATAGGTTATCACTATTTAATTAAAAGAGATGGCACATTACAAGTTGGAAGAGATGAAGACGCTGTAGGTGCACATGCTGTCGCAGTTAATGGTACATCAATAGGTATAGCATTAGTTGGCGGTGGCACAGCTGATATGGGTTGGGAGAATAACTTTACACCTGTACAGTTTGATACATTAAAAAGTATCATATTAAAATTAAAAGACAAATACGACATAGAAAAAATTATAGGTCACTATCAGGTAGAGGCATCTAAAGAATGTCCTTCATTTGATGTGCCAGGATGGTTAATAAAAAATGGCGTGGTTTAGTTTATTAAAGATGGGCATTCAAGCAGGAAGCCACATCTATAAAAAAAGACAAGAGACTAAGATGGCTATGGCTGATGCACAACATATGCATGCAGCTAAGATGGCCCGAGGTGAGGAGGCTTACCAGGGTAAACTCTTAGAAGCTAGGCAATCAGACTGGAAGGACGAAGCCGTCCTCATAATTTTGTCAGCTCCAATAGCTGTGTTAGCCTGGGCAGTCGTAAGTGACGACCCTGAAGCCATGGACAAAGTAAAATTATTTTTTGAATACTTCTCGGCACTCCCAAGCTGGTTTACCAATCTATGGATTCTTGTCGTGGCTAGTATTTATGGTATAAAAGGTACACAGATTTTCCGTAACGGAAAAAAATAATGTCTAAATCAGAATACCAGGATCTCATAGCTGAGTATAAAGAGCAGATCAGAATCTTAAAACAAGAGGTTGCTGAACTACAAGATGCTGGTAAGTCTAAAGATTCTGCTAATAAAAGAACATTACAGAAATTAGAGAATGTTACAGATGATTTAGAAAAAGCACATGAAGAAATAAAAAAATTAACCCAACAAATAGAGGAAAAACCCCATGAAAAAGATAATACAAAAGATAAAAGATCTTTGGAATAAATTTATTAACTGGTACTCATCAGGCTTTAATAGATAATATGGCTATACGAATTTTAATTATAGCCTTGGTGTGCCTATATAGCACTATATTATTTGCTGATACTACACAGAACAACACAAGCGGATCTAATACTTCGATAACAGGTGGCTATACAAATGCTACAACGTATGAATCAGGTAGTTCATCTAGTTCTACAACAACGAGTAATTCTACATCGAATATAAGATCAGCACCCCCAACAGCTTCAGCTCCTAACGTAGGTGCAGGCGGTATGGATATTTGTGCTGTAGGTGCATCAGCTGGAGTACAGACTTTTGGTTTAGGTGTATCGGGTGGTAAACATTTTAGAGATAAGAATTGTGAAAGAATTAAATTAGCAAGAGAATTATCTAATCAAGGTATGAAAGTTGCAGCAGTATCTATGTTATGCCAAGATGAAAGAGTTTTTCAGGCTATGCATCATGCAGGTACACCTTGTCCTTTTGAGGGTAAAATAGGTAAAGAAGCTACAAATGCATGGCAAAAATATGATAAGTTAAGACCTGACTATGATTTATATGTTAAAGAACTAAAAATTATAGAGGAGGCAAATGAAAAAGCTAATAGTATCGTTATTGATCCTGTTATCGACAACACTAAATAGTGCTGAAACGACTACTCAAAATCTCCTGGATACGAACTTTGATAACGGAGGTTGGTCGGGAACTGCCGATGGTAGGCATGGTAGTAGCGTTATCGCTGCTGAGCATGATGTTTATATCGAGTCTAGTTCTATTAGTCTTAGAAATAATGCATCTTTAACAGAAGAGCAAATTCAATACGGTTTTACAACAAATCACAGTTTTGAGTATTGGCATTGGAATACTTATGGATCCACTGTACAATCAACACAAACGATAATAGGAGCAGATGGTGAAACAATCACACAAATTAGAACTTATAATAGCACTTCTTGTGGCTCTCTTAATTGTGGGTCTTATAGCCCTGGGTCTGACAGTGTGGTGGTACAATCAAATTTACAAACCGATTATGATGTTTCAGTTCGGTATGACTTCACAGATACTAGCTTTTCTACAACTTCTCACTATGGGGTCGACTTACGAAATCCCTCCCTCACTGTAACATATGAATCTGATCCAATTGTTTTAGATAATACAACAACTGCATTTTTAAATTCTACCTTTGATGACATCACTGAAGATCTAAAGTTTGAAGATTTAAAATTTGAAGATGAAATAAAGTTTGAAGATAATTTTACTTTTGGTGAACCTATGTTTGAAACATTTGATGAGCCTAAAATGGAAGAACCTAAACTAGAATCTTTTCAAACATTTGATGAGCCTAAAATGGAAGAATTTAAAGATGAGCCTACAATGGAAGAATTTAAAGATGAGCCTACAATGGAAGAATTTGCAGATGATCCAATGATGGAAGAATTTATTGAGGATATGCCAATGGAAATGGTAGAGGAGAAAGAAGAAAAACCTGTAGTAGAAGAATCAATAGAAGTTGTAGAAGATGAAAAACAAGAAGAAGGACCAGAAGAACTTAAAGAAGAATCCAGTAGCGAAGAGCCTACACAAACTGCAGAATCTGAAACAACAGGTGATACCAAACAAGAAAAAGAAATACGACAGGCTAAAGTCCATTCAGCTCTTGTTAAAACTTTAGATAAAATTGATGAGAATATTAAAGATATAGACAAAAATTTACAAGCTAAAAATTTTGTAAAAATAAATGCAATGGTAGATAACTCTATATTATTAAATTATAATATACCATTCTATAAAGATAAAAAAATTTACGAAGAACAACTAAATATATTTGATGATAGATTATTATATACTAAGACTTTGGGTGAATATCAACAAAGCGATCCAATATTTATCCAACAAAATATCATTAATGATATCAAAACTAAAAAAGAAAAACTACTAAGAGAAATAGAGGTATTAAACAATGGGTAAAATAAAAGAACAGCT